AGTTGCCAGAAAATGCTGAATCATCGCCGCCGGCCTGTGGACCCATGTAGCGATGGATGTAAATATCCAGTCCGCCAACAGTGTATTGTTCACGAATTGTGCGATCTAAAAATTGGTAATCTCGGGTCCGGTTAGGCCGGTACATGCTCAGGCGTGGAATTTTGATTCTCCTAGATAGTAATGTATTTATAGCAAAATTGGGAGTCGGCACCCGGTTGACCGATAATTCCCAAACTGCTATAATATGGACTTAACAACAAAGGAGCCAGCAATGAGTGATTTAGTTACCGATTTGCACAGTGAGATGATTAACAGTGTAGCACCAAACTACAGCATCAATTATGAAGCAGAGGCTCTTGCAAGTTACAACGCCACCGGCGATGACTTGATGGAGATGCTTGAGACTCGTGCTACGGACTTTATTGCAGAGACTACTGGGGCAGATGTACGCGAGGACTTGGGTGGCATCACTGTATTTTTCCGTGGTAGTAATTTGGTTGCATTTTATGATTACGAGCAATTTAAAGGACATGTGTTTTGACCCTGAGCCCGAAAGGGCTTTTGGGGTTGACCAAAAATTCTTTCTCTGCTATAATTACATATAATTTAAGGAGCCCACATGAACGCCACACGAATCGCTGTCAAGCCACTGAATCCTCGCAGCCCAGATACCAAATACACAGGGCTGGAACCCGCATGGCGTGTGCAACCCACAGACGATCGCACCAGTCAACTCAGTGCTGCCTTTTCCTGGTACAATTACTTTTATGGCAAAAAAGATGCCCGCGAAATGCTGGTGGCTTATTTGGAACACAATGGCCGCAAAGCAGATGTTCGTGCATTGAAAGGTGTGCCCGATTCAGCAGTTCGATTGACCACTGCATGGCTGTGCCGCATGAGCATGGTAGGGTTAGAACTCACAGACACAGAACAAGTACGATTAGAAGGTTACATTCAAGAAATATTAACTGCACGTGAGCCCGAAGTGGTGCAAGAGGAAGTTGTAGCAGTAGCCAAGCCCAACATACAAGACCGGTTGCGTGAAAAGGTAAGTGAATGTGCTGGCGAATTGGATGGCATGTTTGATGAGTTTGTGACGGCCGGTGCCAAAATGAGTGCCGACTACAAGCCTATCACAGTTATCCGTGGCCTAAATGTAGCACCTCAAATGATTTCGGACATTGCTAACCTGTGGAAACACAAACTTGCAGAGTTTGAAACAGCAATTGAAGGCAAAGATGCACAGTTGGTGGAAGGCTACAGTAACTTTAGCAAGATTCAAATGCGCAATCTTGTGAAGTTTTGCGAAGCGGTCATAAATGATTGCGGTGCGTATGTGCAGATCAAGAAAGTGGAACGCAAACCACGCAAAGTCAAGTCAGTGCCACCTGAAAAACGTGCCGCCAAGTTCAAAGTGTTAATGGACTTTGTTGAACTCAAACTCAAAGGCTTGCCAGCCGCAAGTCTTGTGGACAAGGCCGAAGCTTGGTTGTATGACACCAAGAAGCGCAAGTTGATCCACCTTGTGGCTGACAGTCACACACAAGCGTTCACTGTCAAAAGCAACAGCATAATTGGTTTCAGCACCATTGAGACCATGCAGAAAACTGTGCGCAAGCCAGCAGATGTTGTGAAGGCTGTGCAAGCCGCAGGCAAGCCGGCAGCACGTAAGATCTACAAGGACTTGACTACTACAGAAACCCCGTTCAACGGACGTGGAACTGAGAACTTGATCATACTCAAAGCCTGGTAAATACAGGGACTTGGAGTCCCACATGCCAGAACAGCAACAACAATCACTGCCCACACTGAAGCAAAACTTAATAGAGTATGTCAAGCTTCAACTGGGTGGTGACATCATTGACCTAGAACTAGACCCTGCACACTACGAAGCGGCGTATCAAAAGACCATTGGCACTTACCGCCAGCGAGCCAACAATGCTTATGAAGAAAGTTACAGCTTCATGCAGTTGGTAGCAGATGTCAACATCTACGAACTTCCTCAAGAAGTAATCTCAGTACGTCAAATCTTTCGCAGAACATTTGGTGATAGTTCAGGACCGTTTGCATCAAACTTTGATCCGTTTGCACAGGCCTCGCTCAACGTGTACCTTATGAATTTCAACGTGGCTGGTGGCCTGGCCACATACGACTTCTACAGTCAGTACATTGAGCTGGCTGGACGCATGTTTGGTGCCTACATGAACTACACATACAATCCTGTGACAAAGAAACTGCAATTGATCCGTGACCCCAAAGGGTCAGGCGAAACTGTGTTGTTGTGGAGTTACAATTTAAAACCTGAATTCAATCTGCTTAGTGATTACCAAATACAGCAATGGATAAAAGACTACATGGTGGCCAACTGCAAGATGATCATTGGTGAAGCACGTGAGAAATTTGGCACTATCGCCGGTCCACAGGGCGGCGGAAGTTTGAACGGTGCCGCAATGAAATCTGAAGCCAAAGTGGAAATGGATTTGCTGATCAATCAATTGGTAATGTATGTGGATGGAAGTCAGCCACTTACGTTTGTTATTGGTTAACAATCTTTGTGCCAGCGAATAAAATTTGTTAGACTAGTAGATTTTTTACAGCAAATACAAGAAATATAAGTCAACATTACTTTTATTTACCTTTACATTTGACTAATTGTGTTGGTAGTAGTATAATTGGTTTATGGCACATCTAATGATAGACATCGAAACACTTGGTGTAGCACCTGCTGCTACGATATTAACTATTGCCGCGCAATCCTTTGATCCATTCGGGCAAGGACACTTTGATAGACATTTTTATTCTAGAATTACACTTGAAAGTCAAGAAAATCGTACCATCGATGATGGCACGATTGCTTGGTGGACTACTCAACCAGAAGCACAGGCAGAAGCATTTGCAGAAGAAGATAGAATGCCATTGGACCAAGCATTAGACCTATTAGGTAAATTAATATGGCAAAGTAGTTTTTTGTGGAGCCAAGGCCCAACATTTGACATGACAATTTTAGAACATGCCTATAAAAGTTATGGGAAGCCAATTCCGTGGCAATACTACAAAGTTAGAGACAGCCGTACTTTATTCAGCCTGTACCCAAGGTTGCCGCGGCCTGCTACCAGCCATCATGCGTTGGAAGACTGCCGCAGACAGATTGACATGTTGCAAGCAACCCTGACACACTTAAACATCAAGGAACTTGCATGATCATTGGAATTTGTGGATTTATTGGCTCGGGCAAAGATACCATTGCAGACTATCTTGTAAATTTACATCATTTCCGACGTGAAAGTTTTGCCAACACATTAAAAGATGCAGTAGCACAAGTGTTTGGCTGGGACAGAACCATGCTGGAAGGTCGCACAAAACAAGCCCGTGAATGGCGTGAACAAGTGGACTTGTGGTGGGCCAAACGCCTGGGAATACCACACTTAACACCACGTTATATACTGCAACAGTGGGGCACAGAAGTATGCCGTAAAAATTTTCACGATGATATTTGGATTGCCAGTTTAGAAAACAAACTGCGCAACAGCAGGGATGATGTTGTGATCAGCGACTGTAGATTTCCCAATGAAATTCAAGCCATCAAACAATCAGGCGGACTGGTGGTGCGTGTGGTGCGTGGTCTTGAACCTGAGTGGTACGATGCGGCTGTGAGTCGTAATCGCGGGCCTGACGGCAATTCAACATGGTCACTGAGTGGGCGTAAACTAGAGCAACTGGGTGTGCATGACTCAGAAACTGCTTGGGTAGGTACCAAATTTGACGTGGTGCTGGACAACAACGGCACCCTGGATGACTTATATCAACAAGTTAAGCAACTTGTGTCTAATTAAGCATCTGGTTCAAGATCGCCCGCCCGCCAAGTAACTTCTGACCGGGCTATTTCTTCCACACAGTTTCTACAAACTGTTCGTAAGTTTCTCACAGTGGCATTGTTGAGATCACCGTCAATGTGATATACCAGCAATTGGCTGGCAAATCTTGCTCGAAACCCGCATCGGTCACATGCGGGTTTTTTCTTGTATCCTGCAGATTTCCAACGCGATTCTCTGGGCTTGATTCCTCGACCCCTTCGTTGACAAGTCTCGCACCTACTGCGGTAATGTGTTGTATCTTCTTTGATGTAATTCACAGCACATGGTCGTTGATTACAGGCTTTACATATGGGTCGCATGGTGTATTTAGTTAGTGGACCTTGGGCAAAGGGCAGTGTAAACTGGGTTTTTTTGGGTATGCCAATAAATATCAATAACTTGAAAAGGAATCAACCATGGCACTAGTATCACCAGGCGTAGAAGTAACAGTAATTGACGAGAGTCAATATATCCCTTCCGCAGTTAACACAGTCCCTTATTTTATTATAGCAACAGCACAAAACAAAGCTGATGCTGCCGGAGTCGGGGTTGCAGCCGGTACAACCGCTGCCAACGCAAACAAAACTTATCTTATTACCAGTCAGCGTGATTTGGCAGCCACATACGGTGTGCCATTCTTTTACAACACCACAACTGGCACTCCAATCAACGGCTACGAGCTCAACGAATATGGATTGCTGGCAGCGTACTCAGCACTGGGTGTTACAAATCGTGCCTTTATTCAGCGTGTGGACATTGATTTAACTGAGCTCACAGCCAGTTTGAGCCGCCCCACAGGCAATGCCAACAACGGCACTTATTGGTTAGACACCAGCACCAGTACCTGGGGCATATTTGAATGGAATCAAACCACTAGTACATTTACCAACAAAGTACCTATTGTGATAACTGATGCTGCAGATGTGGTAGACAGTACTGCTGACTACGATAGTTTGGCTGACTGGGCTCCTTTGCAAACCATTGGCAGCATTGGCGATTATGCTGTGAGCGCAGTTGGTATCAACAACATCAACTATTACAAAAATTCAGACAATGTTTGGGTGGCTGTAGGTACAGATTCATGGAAAAATTCTTGGCCCACTGTGCAAGGCACTAATTCAGTGTCAGGAGCATTGGCCATTGGGCAACTGCTTATCAATGAAGCGCCCGTAACTGTGGGCCAGGGCGGCACACCATTGACTGTGGCTGGTTTTGCCACAGCTATTACAAATGCAAACATTCCTGGTGTGACTGCAGCCGCTGTCAGTAACAAGTTGACAATTTATGCAGACAGTGCCGCCACCAATGACGGATCTACAGACAGTGGTGGTGTAGTCAGTATTGAAGCAGGCACTGCTGGTGCAGCTTTGTTGGTGACTCTTGGTATATCAGCCACTGAATATCGTGCACCAAGTTATTTTCCTGGCTACAGTTATCAAGCGCCACGTTGGTCCACCGGCCAGACCGATCCGGCACCTACTGGATCAGTATGGCAAAACATCAGTAGTGCTGGCAATGGTATGAGTGTCAAAGTCAAAGTATACAGTGCTGCTTTGGATACTTTTGTTCCACAAACTACCAATGTTTATAATTATGATGATATAGCAAATTATGAACTTGACCCTATTGGTGGCGGAAAAAATATCTCAGTTGGCACAACTTACCTCCAGTACGATAGTTTATTATTACAAACTACTCCTAACCCAAATGGCAGTTTTTTGTTGTTGGAACGAGCAGTACTGGGACAAACAATTGTTACAGGTACCACCACCCCTGGACTCAACGGCGACAGTTTGTTCACTGCTGCCAATACATTTACTGTTTATGCTACAGAAGCTGGGACTGCAACAGCCAATGGCCCATACACAATAACATTGAGTGGTACTAGTGTGGCCAGTTTTATTACTGATATCAGTGCTGCAAACATTCCTTATGTTAGTGCAAGTGTAAACAGCGCAGGCAACATTGTGTTTACACACAGCCAAGGCGGTGTAATAACAATGGACAACGTTATAGGCACACCTATAACCACAGCAGGTTTTGTGGCTGATTATACTTTGGCACCATCTGCATGGACCACTTACTGCAGACCGGATCAGTACAGCGGCTTCATTGTATTAAGTAACTGGGTAACTGTACCAACATTTACCTACTCTGCCAGCGACACTGCACCCGATCAAGATCCTGCAGATGGACGTTTATGGTATTACAGTGCTGTGGACGATGTTGATATCATGATTCAAGAC